TCAGGAGGCGTCAGCGGCCATTTCGGCATCATGAGCAATGAGCGAAACGAGAGCGTTTTGCTGGCGGTGGGAAAGTTGGCGAAAGCGTTGCAGTAATTCACGTTCATGCAATGAAAGCTCGGGGCTGTCCAAGCGCATGCTTAGTTCTTCGCCTAGCGCGCCTTCCTGAATAAGGCTTTGCTCAAGGCGCGCGATGATTTCGGAGTTCATGCTGCGGTGATGATTGCGAGCCACCTCGGCAATGCGCTCACGCATTCCGTCTGGCAGGCGTACGACGAACTTGTCAGCCGTACGGCTGGAATAAACTGCCTGTTTCAATGGGCGCATATATTTAACCGGTTAGTTCAGGGGAGCGGTTCTCGGGACTGGCCGCAGGATGTCTGATACGACAAGCGCTACAGCCAAATGTTCAACCTGAATTGATAGAGGCTCGCATCATGCCTCAAAGTCGCCAGATCATTGGCGTCAATTCTGTGACAAATATTGAACTGGATAAAGGCGTTATGCCAGCACCAATTATCAGAAATGCGTACTGGTCTGGAAAGCTGCCTGGCCGTTTTTCTGATCTGCGTCCACTCCCCGGCACTCGACGTCAAATGCCTGAGGGTGTAAGCCTGCGGATTCGATCATTGTCCCTTATCCTTACAGGATAGTGGCAAATTGCCGATTTGCCAGAGGTGGGCGTGCAGTGATGGCATTTTAGGATGGATGGCGGACTGATTTTTTCAGGTGTGGTCCTCCAGAGCGGGCAGCGGCGTTCCTAAGGGGCTGCCCGGCGATGGTTTCTGTTTGGTGTACTTCCGAGACGAAGGCGTCGTGAGTCGTCTCTTGATTTGTGCGGTAAAACTTCCTATCCCTAATGGAGCATCTGCCTACACTTAAAAAGCACACGGACGACATGACAAAGGCGGGCTTGCCCGTTAACATGCATGCCGTCTATCGCTCTGCGTATCCTCGCGGGCAATTTGTGTCTCAGTAGCTCAATTGGATAGAGCATCCCCCTCCTAAGGGGAAGGTTGGCAGTTCGAACCTGCCCTGGGACACCATATAATCCGGGCCTTTCAAGCCATTCTCCTGACAGCTGAATTTCTTCGTGACAGCAGGGTGGCAGCAGCAGGCCAAAGAAAGCCCCACCGGGAGATGCTCGGTGGGGCTTTTTTGTTCCTGGCCTCAGGCCATGGCCAAACCCCGTTTCCTGAGTATTGTGATGTGTTCAAGATAGGGTGCTCCGAATGCTTATGCTGGTATCTGATGCAGCCTGTGGCGGAGACATCTAACAGTGAAAACCGTCGGGGAATAACCCTGTTGGTTTCTCAGATTTCACGTAGCGACGCGCTCGCTTTCAAATGCTGAGCAGGGACTGAGACCAGCGTTGTTGTTGCTTCACTCCCTGCGAAGCAGGGCCCACCATCACGAAGTGATGTGTAGTGGGTTACACATTGCCGCCTTGAGTTTGTTCAAACTGGGGGGTTGCATTGGGTGATGCTCCAAGCGCTTAACTGACTGATAAGGCAGTTAAAAGCGACGGAGAAGCGCTATGGCTTACGCAATCATCAGGGCGAAGAAACTCAAGACCATGGGAGCGGTGTCGAGGTCGGCAAAGCACACGTTCAGGATGCAGCCCACCCCGAATGCAGATCCCGCGCTCACAGGGCGAAACCGAACGGTGGGGGCCAAAGGATCGGAGCAGATACTCGCTGCCCTGGTGCGCACGTTGCCGACGAAAAGGCGCAAGGATGCGGTGCTCGCGATTGAGTACCTGGTCACCGCATCCCCTGAAGCTTTCAAGCGTCACGGCGGACGTCTGGATGATATGGGGGACGGTTACTTTGCCGATGCGTTGAGGTGGCTGAAGACGCGCCACGGTGCAGCGAATGTCCTCAGTGCGACCATCCACCTGGATGAATCAACGCCGCATATGGTCGTTTACGTTGTGCCTATGACAGCAGACAGGAGGCTGTCGTGTCGTGACTTCCTCGGCGGGCCTGAGAAGCTCAGAGCGATGCAAACCAGCTTCCATGCCAAGGTTGGTGCTCAGCGTGGGCTGGAGCGCGGCGTGGCGGGTTCGAAGGCGAAACATGAGGCGGTGTCGGCGTTCTATTCGACCATGGCAGCAGCAGGCGAAGCGCCGGTGCTGAAGCCTCGCGACTATGCAGCCGCGGCTGTCGGCGTGAAGACTGGAGCCTGGCAGCGAGCCGAAGCCGTGGCCAGCGCCAATGCCCAGGGCGCAGCTCGTCACGCACGTTCAAAACAGGCAGTGCTCTCCCGTGTGCATGCTGTGAAAAAAGCAGCGTCACTGGTGGAAGATCGGCAGCGAGAAATAGAACGGCGGGAGCACCAGCTGCGCAGCAGAGAAGTGGATCTGGAACGGCGCTCCAGGAGCATTGACGACCTGGTGACCCAGGCCAGTGAGGCGGAGCAAAAAGCGGTGGTGCTCGCCGCTGAAAAGTTCGCCCTGGAGCATCGTCTAAAAATGCTTGAGAGCAGTCTGGCCAATGACAAAGCCCTGGCGCGAGAAGCTCGCCACGATCAGGAGTTCACTCTTGGCTGAGCGCATCGCCTAATCTCTAACGCTGAAAACGACAAACCCCGCACTGGGCGGGGTCGGTCGTTTGCAGGCTGGCTAGCGTTGCCCCACTGAGAGAGCTCAACAACGCCAGGCAGCTTGAAGCGAGTGTATCAGCCCATGGAGAGCAGGTCAGCCCATCTCCCAGGCCACAAATGGCGCCAGCGCGGACATGTCGAAAAAAACGGGCGCGAAAAAAAATCGTCGTGAAAAAGCACTTATCCCCCTCCCGCCAACGCGCTCTGCGTCATTTTTTTTTGCAAACTCACAGATAGTGAAAATAGGGCTTCCAGCTAGGCCCGCTGCGGGGCTTAGCGGGAAGAAGCCGATTTCATTTTGTGAAAGCTTTTTCAGTTATGTGCAAAGAATCTGCACTCGTTACCACCAGGCCCCCAGGCTATGACCGCATAGCAAACCCAATAGGAATAGGGGCAAGGCTAAGTTTTCGAAAACAGAATGAGTTACTTCGGACGCAATAAGCTGGCGTGTCCGGTTAGAACGAAACTCGGCTAGAAGCCGCTGTTTATGTGGCCTGCGGGGGATTCCGGCCTTTTCACAGAATTGCACATCTCCATACCTGACCAGGGTAGGAGGCGAGGAGGCTGATTAATCCGCTCACAACGCCGCTAAGCAAAGGCTCATTGGGGTTTTTTCAGGGGACTCATAGGGAAACGGTAATTTTGGTAATGACGCTGAGCAATCCAGCTGAACCCCTTATAAACCGTGGCTTTGAGGAATTACCTTCTGTGGTAATTTCTGGTAATCCTGTGGGTAATATTTCGGCAAGTGGTTGATTTTAAAGGGTTTAATGTTCTGTGAAGATTACTGGATCTAAAGGTAATGTTCTTACCAATTATTACTATATTATTACCAACCCTTAATGCTGTTAATTCATTGATAAATAAGGGTTTTTCTACATTGGTCAGGGGGCATTACCAATATTACCTTTTCCCCATGGGTCAACCTAAAATGGCAGCTATCCCTCGGGATGGGTCTGTATGGACTAAGGCTTATGAGCATGAGTGGATACCTCTCGTGTAATCCAAACACATGACACTGGCCGCAAAATAACGATGAATTTGTCTGCTGAGGTGGGGGAGGGATGGTGGAGTGGCGTGAGACCGTCTCACGCTTGGCGGCAGGCGGCCCGAATGGGCTAGTGCTACCCATGCTCGCCTCATAAAATATCGGCGTTGTACTTCTCGCTGTTGGTCGTCCTGAGGCCACCGGCGTAGTTAATGAGATCAATCGTTGTCCATGGCCCACAGCGGCCGCGGAAAAATCGGATGCCCTGCTCGGCAAGCGATCTTTCGACATCAGAGCGGCGCTGGTAGCCAGTAATACGCTGAAGGTCTGCGAATACTAAGACGTTTTCCATTCGAGAATTCATGGCATTAACTATCCTGCGAAATGCCCCAGGCAGCGGGGTGCTGCGACTGGGGCAAAATTATCAGAACGAATTGAAGTCACTCATGTGGCCTCGGTGGAACACCATTCGCCAGGATTTTCCTGCCAGGCGATGATTGCTGACTCACGCCATCCGACACGTCCTGGTGAGATGCGGACAGGTCTGGGGAACTGTCCGCTTTTCATAACTCGCCAGAGGGTGGTTCGAGAAAGGGAGGTGGCCTCGAGCACGTCTCTTTCCCGCATGAAACGATCCAGCTTACTCACGTTGAGCTCCTACGATCTGAGCCTATGCGAGACTCCTAAACTGATGGGCTGCTGAATCTCAGGACGCTGCCGTTGTACGCTTAAGTTTCTGAAGTGCAGCGAAGTTATCGACTACTGCTTCTTTCTGTACGGCAGGAGGCATAGTTGCCAGTGTTGGTGCCAGTGTGTCTTTCTCGGCCCCATCAAATAGCTTTTCAAGTTTTTGCCCGAGAGTGATCCAGGTGAGCTCATGGATTTTCGCTTGTCGTTCGTATGGGCTGTTGCAGCGGGAGAGCATCACCTCATGCTCGCTAAGACTTTTGAGCAGTACAGCGCGGGATAAAGCGAACAACTCCAACAGGATATCGAGCGTGCCTTCCTGCTTTAACGCTTTTGCCAAAAGGGCCTGCTGAAGTTCTTTGTTTATTGAGGTAGGAACGCCCACCAGTTTCAAGCGTGCCTCTGCCACTTTAATAATCAAGTTGTTTTGGATGCCTGCTCGTGTCTCGGCAGTGAGGCGTAACTTTTGTGCGTCCTTCCTGAGCTGAGAACTACGTTCAATTTCTTCATTGATTTTACTCTGATCGATTGCGCCTGAGCTGCCCTTGGCATTCCAGGAAGAATCAGTGCGACCGGCTTGACCTTCAAGCTCAGAGGCTTTCTGCATTAACCGTTTATCTTCTTGCACAACTTCGGTGTACTGATTTTGCAGAGCGATGTAAGCGTCTCTATCAGCCTCAAAACAAGCTAAGCGTTCCTGTAGTTCAGGACTCAGATTTTCTCGATCAATGGTGGTAAGTTGCATGTCGTTATTCCTTGGTAAGTTATGTTGCTTGCGCCCTGGCGCTAGGCTTATCACACCAGTTCTACGTTCTCAGCCATGGCGATTTTCCCAAAGTGCTCAACTACATAGCCTTCGTTCCGGCTGTTGTAGTCTTCGACGCGGTTGCGCTTCGGGTTTTCCTGCATGAGCACGCGCCAGCTGGTGTCTTGGAAGTAGATCGACAGATTGTCCCAGCTGGTGATCAGCACGGCGTTAACCGGGAAGAACGGCACGCTGAAGCTTGGTACACCGCCGTAGGTGTTCACGACCTTCGCACTTTCTATGCGTTCTTTCTCGGTAGGTGTACCCGCCTGTTTGGCATACAGCACAGCCTTGTCATGAGCCAGCAGGTCAGAGCCAATGATCGCGATCAGGTCACCACCACCGCGTAGATTGTCGTCAATCGCTCGCGTTACGTCATATACGAGGGCGTCCAGGTTGGCATAGTCGCCGCCTTCACCAAGGCGAATTTTGCCAACCTCCAGGCCCTGACTGATCACCTGGCCTGGCACCTGCTCACGGGCCTGTTGCAGCCAGCCCTTGTTGACATCTTCGAGCATGGGGAAGGCTTCAATGTCAGTCTGTGCGGCGCTATGAGTGCCACGAAACCCAACCATCATGCGATCTAAGGCGATCTGCTTTTCTACGGCATCGGAATAGCGCTTGTGGAAGTCAGGGAACTTAGCCCAGGCATCAACCTTGGCCCAAGGCAGGCTAACATCCGATTCGGTGGGCGACAGTTCATAAGTATTGTTGTCCAAACTGGAAAAGTCTTTTGGTTCGCGATCTGTGGTCTTGATGTTGGTTCGACCGGTCACAGGGCCGGTTACCCCGAGCATGATTTTTTCGCCCTTGATCTCACTAACAGGAATGATGTTGATACGTTCTAGGAAGTCGGATTTTGCCGTGATACTTGCATTTATCGATTGGGCAGTGCTGGGTTCGATAGTAAAATAATTAGCCCCTTCGCGTGCTTTATAAGCCTTGGCGAAAGCCTTTTGTAAAGTTGCATACTTGATAGTGCCGTTATTGTTGCTCATGGGTGTTCCCTATTTTGAGGATAAAGGTTTAAGCGGATTACTTGGTAGTCGGATAAATTTGAATGTGGGGGGGGTGTATTAAGTCTTGGTTGCGAGTTAATATTAACACAATACAGCTGTCTATCTAACAGGGTTGCGTTGATTTATGCGGGTTACTTGTCGTGACTGTGAGGGGAAGGCGTTAATTTCAGAAGTGGAAGAGCTGTCTTCTGAGTCGAAGAAATTGTACTGTTTGTGTTTGAGTCCCAGGTGTGGGCACTCTTTTGTTATGGATTTAGCTTTTTCTCATACTCTCAATCCGTCCGCAAAAAAATTAGATATTTCTCTTCTTGAGCGGTTTCGTGAGCTTTCTAGTGCTCAGCAGCTTAATCTTCTCGATAAACTAGACGAGTTTAGGTGAGCGGGTGAGTCTACTGAGCGATAGTTACAGAGCTTGTCCGGCATGTTCTTGAAAGTGTGGGGCTGAACTATTTGTCTGAAGCAAGAGTGTGTTGAGCGTCTTTAAAACTGGTGTGTCCGGCTATTCTTGCCGCTTTTTCGAGAGCTTGCATGTGCTGTAACTGGCCCTCAGAGGCTTTCTTCAGTTGCTTGGCCAAACGCTTGATTCCAGCAATGGTGCGCGGTTTATCGGCAGCTTCGGCGCTATTAATGAAAGCTTGCATGGTTCTGTCCTTTAAGGGGTAGATGCGGCGCAACTCTTTTTGCACCGCTTTGTACCGGTTGTTGAGTGTCATTGAATGGGATGAAGCTCGCCATTCACCTTGAAAAAAAGCTTCACGTCATCGAGGCGGTACCAACCACCAATTCCGCCTCTCACTACATACCCATATGGGTCTGCAACGAAGCAAATTGGGAATGGATAGATATGATTTTTTTGAATCATCTCTTCCGCTTGTGAGGCGTATTTACTGGACGGGTTGATTTCGGCGTACAACTGCTGACCGATAATTCGTAGGCCATCCGGGTTTTGGCCAGCTACGAAGGCCTTGAAGATCAATTGCACTGTGTTGTGCACGTATCGTTCACCGTCGTACTCGAAGTTTTGGCGCGAGATTTTTTCTTTCATCGCCTCTTCAAATGCCGCGATGTTCAACTGGTGTTCCAGCAGACTCTTTTCGTCGTCATGCATAGCTTTTCTCCTTCGGTTCATGTGCCAGCTGCGTTGGCGTCCGCAGCCTGGCGATTTACGTTCAACGGTGGACATCCCTTCCATCTGCAGCGCCCCCGTTCTGTTACTTTTTGAAGATCCAGCACTTGACCGTGGTCGGCCGTCCTGCAAGCGGGTTTCGGTTGTTGAACGCGGCACGCACTGCGCTGTGCACGGCTTTGTTCTCGATAAACCTGTGTGATCTGGACTCTCTGAGCAGGTCTCGCAGAGTCCCCACGTCAGCGAGCTTCTGTTTGTGCTCTGCAGCGCGCTCGCTGAACTCGTTTAAGTTGATCGCGATTACAGATGTATCGGCACTGTGATCGACCACAGGGTCTTCACTGAGCGACTGGAGGTACTCGTACACTTCCCAAAACTCAGCCACGGCAGGGTGATCGGAACTGATTGAGGCTTGCCGCTCGATCGCCATACGGACGATCTGAAAGCGTGTGGCGTTCACCTGATGCTCTTGCAGTTTGAGAACCATGCAAATGCAATCGAGCAGGGCGAGTAGCTGTGCGTGGTTCTTGCTGATGCGCTCCACACGGATATAGCCGCGCAGTTTGTTGCCGCAGCCACTGCAGGTGGAATTCTCATCGGGAAAGGCGCTTTCGCACGCAAAACAGTGGGTATGCAGGCGGCGAAGTTTTGACTCGTACTCGGGCATCCGCTGAGAAAACAGAGACATGACCTCGGCTTCCTTACGGATCGACAGTAAGAGGAAATGACTCAGCTTCGCACCGTCTAAGGCGTTGAGCTGATCTGCGGCTTTCCGGCTCTCAGGCGTAACTGTCGGGCGCAGGAAGTGGAGCTTCGTGATCCGCGTCATGATCGCTTCGTGCGCCACTACTGCGGCGTTCTGACTGATGGCGATTGCGCCTCGGAATGGTGGCTCGTACGTTTCGTTACCGGCCGTTTTGACCCCTTTAGTTGCCAGCGTGCCACCGCCATAAAAGTCCTTTAGCTCATCCCACTCAAAGGCTTTGGCATGTGACTTTTCGTCGCCATGTCGATCGGCTTCCAGAAAAACAACGGGCATGCCAGACACCTGAGCCATCAGTCGAGAACGACCTGCCTTGGTCGATTTCATCGGGTCGAAGCCTTCATATCCCTCACGGCCTAGCAGCTTCCACAGCAGGTTGAGCAAGGTCGTCTTGCCAGCTCCTGCCTCGCCGGTGGCCTCCATGAATGGATAGGACTGGAATTTGCCGCGGATCTGTTCACAGAAAAGCGATCCAAAGAACCAGACTAGGGCGACAATTCCCTGGGCGCCGAAACAGATCCAAAGGAGCCGAAGCCATTCTTCGTTGTAGCCCTTTGCATCCTGCACCAGCTTGATCGCGATCCCTTTCTGCAGGGTCTTTAGTCGCAGCTTTCCAAACTCAAAGTAGTCCTCGTTGTTGACTTGGTAGGCCACTCCATCTTTGATGGCCACGTCACCAAAGATGTAGCAGCCGTGCTCTTTGCTGTAGCCGACATAGTCGATGGTCGACACGGATTTGATTCCGTAGAGCTGGTCTTTCATAAGCTTGTCGAGCTGTTGTCCGGTGCCGGTGTACATGGCGCCGGCAGCCATGCCGAGCAGGCGCTTTTTGAATTCGCTGGCAGCAGCAAGTTGGCTACTGGTGAAGGTGTTCTTGACACTGCCTCCGTCGTGCGGGAAATCGACGCGCACGTAGTACCAGGCTTCGTCGGTGATTTCGTTGCGCTGGTAGTACAGAGCCTGGGGGTAGCAGTTCGCGATCTCCACCACGCTGCCGGACTGTTGCAGCGCCTTCTGGCGCGCCTGCGCCTGGTTGAGCAATTGGTCGTCCTGATCTTCGCTGTCTTCGATGTCTTGCATCGCGCGGTTGAACTTCTCCATGTCCAACTTGAACCAGTACAGGCGGTTGCCGAAGCCAAGGTGAAATTCGCCCCGTTTGTTCCAGTCGTACATAAGCAGCGCCTTTTCTGCCGCGTTTTCGGCGATCAGCAGCGCGCCCTGATGGCGCGCCTGCTTCAGATCTGCGGCGATCTGATTCGTGCGTTTATCGTCGCCGTCAATGAATACCCAGCGCTGATGCAAATCGTTCCAATCGGTCTTGCGTCCGTCGCGCTGGGGAATCTGAGCGGCCTCGCAGACAAAGCCCAACTCCCGGGCTTGGTGTACCCAACGCCTGGTGTAAGCGTGGGCGCCGGGCTCGTTGTCCAGCGCCCAAATCAGCTTGGGCAGTTTGCCGGCGCGCTGACTCGCCAACGCTTTCAGCGAGTCGATCGGGAAGGCGTTCGACGACATAGCAGACACGGCACTGATGTTGTTGTGCACCAAGGCAATGGCATCGAAAATTCCTTCGACAATCCATAGCTCTTCGACCTCGAGCACATCAACGCAAGGCGGGCACCACCACACCCCCCGATATGAATCGCCTGGAGCAAAGCGCGCCTTCATCTTGCCGAAGCGCTGGGGCTGATCAATCAGGCGTTCCCAGTAACTGCCTCGTTCAAGGGCGAATCGCACGGTGGCAGTACCGGCGTTGAGGCTGCCAGAGAAGTAGGTGTCCTGAGTGAACCAGCCAGCTATCAGTTCATATTTGAAGCCGCGAGAGAATTCCAGGTACGCCCGGGCTGTGGCTGTTGGATCGCTTTCGGTTGCCGGTGATCGCTTACTCCAATCCTCGAATAAGTCGTCATAAAGTTCTTTGACATAAAGTGTGTGGCCACACTTTTCCTGTCGCCCACAGATCACCATCCACGGATTGTCGTGGCGGGTGTACAGCTCTTTCTTTTTGCACTTGGGGCATTCACCGCCGCGCATGTAGTTTCCGGCACGGGGTTTCAACCCGTAATCGGACTCAAGGCGTTGCAGAACGTCGTGACGCAGATCGTCTCTCATAGATTAATTTCGCTGCTTCAATGTAGTGGGGAGGGTGCCGATCAGGCGTTTCTGCGTAGCCATGTAAGGACTAAAGGCGAGAATTTTTTTGTGTCGTTCCTGGGCGGGAACAAGCCGGTTCCGGTCGTCGTATCGAGGGTCGTTGGAGCGAATACGATGTTGCTCTGGCAGGTTGGCCAGATCCGTTCTGAAGTTGTACGGGGCATCGGTGGCTTTCTTCAGGCAAGCCGATTCCCTCAGCGCATCACTGCACTCTTGAAAAGTGTTCATCTCGATTCTTCCGTAAAGATGGGAGGAAGGTCACAGGGCTCGTATGCCTGTTACCCCTTCGTGAGGGCTCACATCACCGGTGGCCGGCCGTCACGCTATTGTCTTGATCGCCTCGCTACGGGTAATTTGGCGCGCTGTTGTCGCACCCAGGTAATCACCTCGCCTGCAAACCATCTTTTCGCCGCTTTCGCTCCAGTAGCGCAGGGCTGTACGCTCGTGGGGAAGTTGGGCTGAACGACGACTCTGCGCTCAACGGTGTAGACGGCTAGCTTTAAGTAAGCCGCGATATCCTGTGATGTCCACAGCTCGTCTTCAGCTGCTACTGCTGGACGCTGCAACTGCCGAATCAGTTCGTTGATCGAGCTGAGCAGATCTACCAGATCGGTTGGCGAGTCACCTGACATGGCTTTTCTCCAGAGATTCAAAGCGCTGAGGTCGCGACTCATAAACCACGGACTGAATAACAAGCGAAATTTCCTCCCCAACCGATTCCAAAAAAGAGGCGATCATCTTCGGGGTGTAGGTTGTTGAGCGCTGCACCTCACCGAACAAAATGCTCATCAATGTTATGGCGTCCTGAGCACGCTGTAGCTTGTGAAACTCATCTTCGGGCAGGCTGTAGGGACGATTCATTTATGAATCCCCACGCGCCAGGCACCGATGTTGCGCAGCGTTTCGAGATCGATCAGATAGGTGCTCGCTGCCAGTGTTAGCTGACCAAGTGATCGGCCGGCACGATCAAACAGGCTGATGGTGATTTGCATGCTTATACCCCTTGAGTTGTCGCGAGTCTGAAAGACGGCGATTGTTTGAATACAAGGGGTGCAGTGCTGGCATCAATTGCCAGCAGAGGAGTAAACTTTAGTGATCGCATGGTTTTCCCTAAGAGTTCTGTGCGGTGGGTCGGGTCAGTGGTCGAAACACTGACTCGGCACGTTTTCTTTCGGGCCTGTGATCATCAGGCCTCAATGTGATTTGCATCCCTTCTCGTTTTGCTCCCTTCAGTGCTGCAGCCATCACCTGGCGCCATCCTTAGCTACCCGCTCAATCCAAGCTTTCAGTTCGGTCATCAGGATCAGACGTCGGCGTCCAAGCTTGAACGCTTTGAGCTCGCCAGAGCCGATTACCTCGTAAATTCCCGACCGTGAATGGCTGGTAAGTCGCGCAGCTTCTTCAACGCTTACAGATAGCGAAGGCACGGTTTCTGCTTGGGTCATTTCTTTCTCCTTGAGTGTCCACATGGACTGTACGATACTGCCCGATACGTAAGCATAGTATTTGTAAGTAACATTCTATGCAAGCTGTTTTGTTTGTAGACACCTATGGAGCGCAGATGGCAAACCGGTCAAAAAAGGTAGTGATATCGGCACGGATCGACCCACAGCTGAAAGATGCCTTGGACATCGCTGCGAGTAAGCAGAACGAGAAAATCGTGAAGCTCTTGGAGGAGTTTGTAGAGATAGGGCTAGGTACCCTGACGCTTCCAAACCCGTTTCGAGAGGGGAAAATACGTTTTGGCAACGAGATTAATTTTCTAGAGGTATTTGAAGCTGTATGGGATCCGGATGAGGTGCTCTTTAAGCTAAGAGCGGGCGCGATCGGGCCGGAGTTTTGTGGCGAAACGCTTTCTCGTCAGGCAAAGGTCGTAATTGGCTCTGAGTACTTCAAGGGCGAATATGATCTATTCGATGATTTGAACGGCCATACGCAAATATGGGGTGGCACGTACGACAAGCACTACGTGAACCTGGAGCTGGTGAAGAAGGAATGGCCGATCATCGAGAGCTACATAGCTTTTCTGGATAACAATCAGCCACTAGTGGTTTCGTATGAGGATTACAAAAAAATGAGAGGCCTCGACAGCTAGATAAGCTCTACTGCCGCAGCCTTTGTGCCTGGTGCTAGATGGGCGTATCGAAGCGTCATTTTGATGTCTGAATGCCCTAATAGATCGCGTACTGTGTTGAGTGGTACGCCAGCCATCACGAGACGCGAAGCGAAGTCATGACGCATGTCATGCCATCGAAAGCCGATGATCTGGGCGCGTTCCAACAACCTTAGCCATGCGCTTTTAACGTCGTCCATGCGCTCGCCGCCTTGCCCTGGGAAAACATAACCTACCTCACTCGACTGTTCCTTCCATGCTTTCAGCGTAGCCAGCGACTCTTGGTTCATAGGTATATGCCGAGTTTCGATTGTTTTGGTCGTGTCGCCAATGATCGTTATCGTCTTAGTGGTAAAGTTGACTGATGGCCACTTGAGATCAAAAAGCTCGCCACGCCTAACTCCTGTGTTGAGCGAGACTATTACCATGGGCTTTAGGTGGTCGGTAAACGTTAGGCTCTGGAAGTCCGGCATCTGTTCCTTTTTACGATCTGATCGCCACTTGTTCGCTCTTTCCCGCTCGGCCCGGGCTTCATCCTGTCGCGAGTCGAGGGCTTCTCTTAAGCGCTTTGATTCATCGGAAATCAGATAACGGACTTGACCCTTTGAATCGACCTTGAGAGCTTTCAATTTCGCCAACGGGTGCTCACTGATGAACTCCCACTCCACCGCTCGACTGAATACCCCGCTGATGCTTCCCATCTTCCGATTGGCGGTGGAGGCAGCGTTGCCTGCTTGCAGCCAGGCTGTACGAATCTGCTCGAGATCCCGAGTGGTAATCGCATCAACGCGTTGCGCCATGATGGTGGTGAAGTTGTTGTCCAGAGTGTGTTGAGTCTTTTTATGTCCTCGATGGTGGGCCTTGAACCATGGCATGTAGTGCTGATCCACAAACTCTCTCAACGAGGGTAGGGCTGCGCCCTTGCGGCCTTGGGTGACGGCCAGCGGTTCGCCGTGGGCGTGAGCATCCGCAAGGTACTGCGCTGCCTCAGTTCTGGCCTGGTCGAGCGTCAGCACACCAACGCGACCGAGCGTGGCATTCTTGTTGCGTCCCCAGGTAACCATGAAGGATTTATGGCCGCTGGGTAGGACGCGTATGAACAGACCCGGTTGGGTCGTGTCGTGAACCCGGTATGCCTTCTGCTCGGTCACGAGGCTGTTGATTAGTCGCTGAGTTATTTTGGTTTTCAA